AATACAGTATGAGCAAAAGTTTAGATGGTGTTTTAACAAAAAAAGCCAACCAAAAAGAAACATATACAAACGAGCAAGTTGAAGACTTAATGAAATGTATGGATCCTGACGACGGATACTTACACTTTGCACGTAAGTTTTCATATATACAGCACCCTGTAAAAGGTAAACTTTTATTTTCTCCTTTTGAATATCAAGAACGTTTGTTAAAAAGCTATCATAATTATAGATTTAATGTTAATATGTTACCAAGACAAACCGGTAAGACAACATGCGCCGGAATATATCTGCTTTGGTATGCAATGTTTACTCCTGATCAAACTATTCTTATTGCTGCACACAAATATACAGGCGCACAAGAAATTATGCAACGCATACGTTACGCATACGAATTATGTCCTGATTATATTAGAGCAGGTGTTACTAATTATAACAAAGGTTCTATTGAATTCGAAAACGGTTCACGAATTGTTAGTGCTACTACAACAGGCAACACAGGACGTGGTATGTCTATATCATTATTATACTGTGACGAGTTTGCATTTGTACAACCTAATATTGCTACTGAATTTTGGACATCAATATCACCTACACTTGCAACAGGTGGTCGTGCTATTATTACATCAACACCCAACTCAGACGAAGATACATTTGCAAATATTTGGAAAGAAGCAGAAAAGAAATATGATGAAAGTGGCAACGAACAAGAACTAGGTTTAAATGGATTTCATAGTTTTAGAAGTTATTGGCAAGAGCATCCTGACAGAGATGATGTTTGGAAAGACGAAGAACTAGGACGTATTGGTGAAGAAAGATTTAGGCGTGAATATGATTGCGAATTTTTAGTATTTGATGAGACCCTTATTAGTAGTTTGAAACTTGTTACCTTAGAGGGCGAAAAACCTATCATGAACATGGGACAAACACGTTGGTATAAAAAGTTATCTAAACAATGTTCTTATGTTGTTGCCTTAGATCCTAGTATGGGAACAGGTGGCGATTATTCGGCAATACAGGTATTTGAATTACCTAGTTACACACAAGTTGCAGAGTGGAGACACAACACAAGTCCTATTACTAGCCAAGTACGTGTGTTAAAAGACATACTAGATCACATAGTAAGTGAAACAAATAATCCACAAGGTATATATTGGTCAGTTGAGAATAACGGATTAGGAGAAGCGGCTCTTATTGTTATTAACGATTTTGGCGAAGAAAATTTACCAGGTCTGTTTGTAAGCGAACCAATGCGAAAAGGTCATGTAAGAAAGTTTCGAAAAGGATTTAACACTACACATAGTACAAAAATAAGTGCTTGTAGTAGAATGAAGACAATGATAGAAAATGATAAAATGAAAGTTTTTTCAGGCGCATTGATTAGTGAATTAAAAGGATTTGTTGCAACAGGATCTAGTTATCAAGCAAAAACTGGAGAAACAGATGACTTGATTAGCGCATTACTACTTGTTATTAGAATAATGAGTGTGCTAAAAGATTGGGATCCTAGGGTTTACAATACATTCAAAAGTATGGAAAATGAAATTGATTATGAACCGCCCATGCCCATCTTCATATCGACCAATTATTGATAAATATTAATATGAAAAACTTAGATCTAATCGGCGAAGAATTATTTAATAAAATACGTGGACGCTTTCCAAGCGTTACAATTGGTAATGGTGAAGGCAATGTAACCAATGTACCTAACGAAGCGAGGTTCTTTGATTTTGATTTTAAAGAAGGCGATAAAGATTTAGGTAAGGTAAGTATTAGTGTAGACGACAAAAGTTTAAGTGTTATGTACAGTAACAATTTTATTGAGGGCGAAGACAAACTTACAAAAGAACGATGGTACGGGTTTTTAAAAGAACTAAGATATTTTGCTAAAAAACGATTGCTAAACTTTGATACCAGAGACATTACAAAGTCAAATCTAAACAGAAGAGATTATAAGTTTTTAGCAAACAAATCCGGAGAAGAAACAATGAGCGAATCAAAAATGTATGGAACAAGTAGATCAAGCTACCAAGATGTGGGTACAGCTAGATTGGCATTAAAACATAGTAAACCTGTAAATCAAGAATATGCTGCTGGCAGAACACAAAATGTAGAAGCTATCTACATTGAAAGTTCACAAGGTGAAAGATTTAGATATCCATTTAAACATCTAAATGGTGCAAGAGCAATGGCTAGACATGTTAGTGAAGGCGGTAATGCATATGATGATTTTGGTAAGCATATTGTAGGCCTATCGGAAGAACTTGCCAAGTTAAGAAAATTCAAAAATTACATGAGTCGCTCAAGTGTAATGGCCGAAGGCTTAACTGATTACATGGATGTTGTTTTTGAAAGAATTGATACAGTTAAAAAGACTGTAGAGCAATTACAAAAAGAATCTTATTATAAAGAAGCATTTGATAATTATGCAACACCTGTAATGGAAGATGTACCGGAAGATATTGCAAGTAATTGGATTGATCAATTAACTATTAAACAGTTTAACGAAGAATTAAAAGATGTATTTCCTTACATTTATAAATTAGTAAATGAAAAAACTAAAGCACAAGAGCTAGGACCAGAAGACTTATTAGGCGAAACTGATATTGTAGAAAAACATATGAAAGGTTACGCAAAATACCACTGTGAAGATTGTGGCTGTCAAATGCATAATTGTAAGCCAGATTGCGATTGTAAACATGACTCACATGACGAAAAAGGAAGTTGGTGGAAAGATGCTAATGGTAACGGTGTTCCGGACATAATGGAAGATACGGACACAATGACCGAATACGAACAATGGGCAGATGAAATAGTAGAAGCAGGATTAGACACAGAGCCTGAAGAAGAAAAAATCCCTGTTACTGAATTTGTATTATCATTATTTGATAGGGAAACTGGCCAATTTCCAAAAGGTGAAACAGCAGTACTGACAGCAATAGAAAAAGATTACGGCGAGCAATATATTGATCCAGCAAAATCATTTATTGAAGCAATCAATGAAAAATATGCACAGTTTGCAGAAGCTGGTGTAGGAGATACAGAATACGGACGAGCACCTGTAGATGCACAAGGTAATCCAGATACAGATCAAATAAAAATGAATATGATTAAAGTTTTTGGTGTAATTAAAGATGACCCAAAGAAACTTATGAAATATCTACAAAATCCAAAAGTATTAAAATATTTACGTAGCTTACCTAAAGATGACCCATTTGCACTAGCAGTAGGCCAAAGGATGAATGATATTAGAGGTGTTGGCAAATATGAGCCAACAAAAGAAGAAGGCACTGTAATGGAGCCTACAGTTGATCAAGATGAACAGTTTAAAGAAGATAAAGAACTAGAAGATATCAGAAGAATAGCAGGCATATAAAATAAATTCAATTATTTGTAAGATTTCACTTGACTTCTGATAAATAATAGCGTACAATACATATTGTGCTGTACGTATAAAGGCACAAGAGTAGCAAATAATTTGTTGCTCTGCACATAGGCATAACATATAGGAGGCATTAACTATGGCATCATTAGCAGAAATCCGAGCAAAGCTCAAGGAACAAGAATCACGCACAAGCGGTAATTCATCAGGCGGCGGCGACAACGCAATTTACCCATTTTGGAATATTAAAGAAGGCGAGAGTGCAACTCTACGTTTCCTTCCAGATGGCGATGAGTCAAACACTTTCTTTTGGAAAGAGCGTTTGATGATTAAATTGCCCTTTGCAGGCGTAAAAGGTGAAACTGATTCAAGACCAGTACAAGTACAAATTCCATGTATGGAAATGTATGGTGAAACATGTGACATCTTAAACGAGGTACGTGGTTGGTTCAAAGACCCAAGTCTAGAAGATATGGGTCGTAAGTATTGGAAAAAGCGTTCATATATTTTCCAAGGTTTTGTAACGGATAATCCACTCTCAGACGATACACAACCTGAGAATCCAATTAGACGTTTTATTATTGGTCCACAAATCTTCCAAATTATTAAGGCAGCATTAATGGATCCAGATATGGAAGAATTGCCAACAGATTACACTGCTGGTGTAGACTTCCGTCTTAATAAAACATCCAAGGGCGGATATGCAGATTATTCAACATCAAACTGGGCACGTAGAGATCGTCCACTAGGTGATGCTGAAATGAAAGGCATTGAAACTAATAACCTGTGGAATCTAAGTGACTTCTTACCTAAGAAACCTGGAGATATTGAGGTAAAGGTAATGAAGGAAATGTTTGAAGCATCTGTAGATGGCGAAGCATATGATCCAGAAAGATTTGGTCAATATTTCCGTCCAGCAGGAATGTCAGCAAGAACTGGTGATCCAAACAAATCATCAACTAATGGTACAGCAACATCGATGACTGCTGAAGCAGCTCCAGTTGCACAACCAGCACCTACACCTGAAGCAGCACCAGCGGCTCCAGTAGCAGAAGCAACTCCAGCACCAACACCAACAGCTGAAGCGGCACCTGCAGAAGGTAATGCACAAGACATTCTTGCAATGATTCGTTCAAGACAAGCTACTTAATCAAAATATTGTAGGGGAGAAATCCCCTACGCTTTGGCTTAACAAGGAGTAACTATGGCTAAATCATTTGACGTTAGTAAGTTCCGTAAGGACTTAACAAAAAGCATCTCAGGCATGAGTTCCGGCTTTAACGATCCAACAGACTGGATCTCAACAGGATCATATGCACTTAATTATCTTATTAGTGGTGACTTTCACAAAGGTGTTCCGCTAGGTAAGGTTACTGTTTTTGCAGGAGAATCAGGCGCAGGAAAAAGTTATTTCTGTGCAGGTAACATTGTAAAACACGCACAAGATCAAGGTATCTTTGTAGTCTTAATTGACTCAGAGAACGCACTTGACGAAACTTGGTTACAAGCACTTGACGTAGATACTAGTGAAGAAAAACTATTAAAACTAAACATGAGTATGATTGATGATGTTGCTAAAACAGTATCAACATTTGTATCGGACTACAGAGCAATGGACGAAGAAGATCGTCCTAAAGTATTATTTGTAGTTGACTCGTTAGGTATGTTACTAACACCAACAGACGTTGATCAGTTTAACAAGGGTGATATGAAAGGTGATATGGGTCGTAAGCCTAAGGCATTGACTTCACTTGTTCGTAACACAGTTAACATGATTGGGTCGCTTAACGTAGGCTTAGTATGTACTAACCATACATATGCATCACAAGATATGTTTGATCCAGATGACAAGATCAGTGGTGGACAAGGCTTTATCTATGCATCAAGTATTGTCGTTGCAATGAAGAAGTTAAAACTTAAAGAAGATCAAGACGGTAACAAGATATCAGAAGTTATGGGTATCCGTGCTGGCTGTAAGGTAATGAAAACACGTTATGCAAAACCGTTTGAAGGTGTACAGGTTAAAATTCCTTATGAAACTGGCATGAATCCTTATAGTGGTCTTGTTGAGCTATTTGAGAAGAAAGGCTTGTTAGTTAAGCAAGGCAATAGACTCAAGTATAATGATCTTGCAGGCGAAGAGCATATTGATTATCGTAAGCAATGGTTAGGTCCTAAACTTGATTTGATTATGTCACAATACGACGAGAAAATGAAACCTGTGGTAAATACCGCAGAAGCTGAAGCTGAAGATATCGTTGTAGACGAACACGAATTAATTGAGGAGTAAACTATGGACGAGAGTCATATTGTAGATATATGGACAGTATTTAAAGACACTATTGATAAGAAAAGTGTCGAAATTATTGCAGAACGTTATGTAGAATGTTGTGCTGATTATGGTGCTACAGATGAAGCATTTACATCCGCATTAGGAAGTGACAATGTTCTTGATGATGCAATATCATATTATCTAGATCTTGATATCGATCCTGATGATGAAGACTTAGATGAATGGGATGAATAATGGGTTGGTATAGTGAAGTCTCACGTGATGTATCTAAAATACCTGACGCAGTAACACACTTTGAAAATGAGCTTCAACAAGCTCGTGTAGAAGTTAAGCTCAAAGGTAATGTTGAACGTGCGGCGGCTGAAATGCCAGGCATTGTTGAGCAACGTTTTAATCAGTTACAAGAAATTGAAGCTATACTCCATTACTTAAATATTGAGCTACGTAGATTACGTAGTTCATACTTTAAGAAATATCTCGAAAACTATCAACGAGCTCTGTCAAGCCGTGACGTTGAAAAATACGTAGACGGTGAGGCAGACGTTGTTGACTACGAAAAGATTATCAACGAATTTGCCCTTATGCGTAA